GAGTACAAGGCGCTGAACCCGGCGGAGATGGCTGAGCTGCTGAAGGAGCTGACCGGCGAAGAGCCGGCAAAGAAAAAGGGCAAGGACATGCCGCTATCTCCGCCAGCGAATCTGGTGCCGGAAGAGACGAGCGGTGGCAATTGGTCGATTGCTGATCTTTCTAACTACTAGGACTGGGTGATTTGGCGCATTGCGGGTAAGGTATGAGGAGCAGGATGGGGGCTGGGCAGCGGAAGGCGATTGTGCTCGCTCTCATCGTCGGAAGCTGCCCAGCCCTCTTGCAAACAAAGGATCGAAAACCATGACGGATACGAACCAGTTCAAGACGGTGTCGGTGAAGCTGTTGATGGTGGTGATGTGGCTAATGGCGTTGGCGCTGGCAGCGATTGTTTGGCGACTACATCGAGTCGACAAGAAGGTGACCCAGGCGTTGGCGCAAACCCAGGAGCTGAGCCAGCGGAATTGCGTCTGCCCGAGCGGGTGGGAATACCTGCGGGAGTGCGGTGGGAAATGACATCGATTTGGGAAGACGAATGGCCGCCGGCATTGCCCCCGGAATACCCGCACCGGCAGATAGAAGAGCGCAATCGCATCCCTGATAACTTGATCGAGGCGGCCGCGCGTTTCATCGACCGGGTGTCCTGTCCCAACTGTGAGGGTGCGGGAGGCTGGGGTGGAGCGCACGCTCCGGCGGTGCTCGACTGCCCGCGTTGTGAAGGGCGCGGCTGGGTCAAGAAGGAGACCAACGCTGAGCGCATGATTGATGCGGCGATGTTCACCCCGCCGACCGTTGCGGTGCTCTTGGGCACTCTCATCGCGCACGCGGACTTCCAGGGCATTCATCGGGTTTGGCACTGGGATGATCGGCGGCAGAGTTACGAGGCCTTCACCATCACGCTCTGGCCCCATTGCCGTTGGCACTACCACACCCAGCCCAAGCCGACCTTGCTGGAGGCAATTCTGGAGGCGCTCCAATATCTGGAAAATCCGATCGACCCGGGAATTCATGTCAGCTGATCACGCCATTGCTGTGCTGTTGCATGCTACTGCTGAGCAGGCCAACAACCCAGCGTTGTGGCGGGCGAGTCGATCACCGCAGGTGGCGCTTCTCATCCACGAGATTCAGAGACTGCATGAGCTGATCTTCAAATTGCCAAGTTGGGAAAGTCGGGTATGCGAAGTGGAGCGTGAGCTGGAGGCAGTCCAGGCGGCGCTGCATCGGATTGGGGTTTCGGAGGCAAAGCTACGTTACGAGCTGGGGCTGGTGCGGGGCGCCTTCATGACCTATGCGACGCATCGGTCGCCTTGTTTTGGGGTACCTTGTACTTGCGGATTCGAGCACGAGCAAAACCGGGTGCGCTCAGGGCTGCTGCGCAACGGGGTGAGCGCTTGACCGGTGGGGGTTGTATTTTCCGTGGTGGGCGCTGATACTGACAGCCAGAACCACCCAAAGGAGCGAACGACATGCCGGCGAACGTGGTCCAGTCTCCGGAGCAAGAGCGCTTGTGGGGCAAAGCCAAGGCCCAGGCTGAGAAGCAGGGGCATGCCAAGGATTGGAAATACATCATGGGCATCTTCAAACGCATGGGTGGGCTGGAGAAGAGTCTGGTGCCGGCCGCCTTTCGTCTGCAGCGTACCCCGGGCCAGGTGCCCAGTCGCGAGCGGATGATGGAGCTTCGCGAGCAACGCGATATGGAGCGCATGCCTCGCCAGCCGGACCTGGCTCAGTTGCTCCAGAACACGGATCCGATGGGTAGTGCTTCGAGCGTGGTGCGGGGGTTGGGGTTCGACGCTCGGGGCATGGGTAGCTGGGAGCGTTTTCTGGAAAAGGCGGCCGCTTCTGCGCCCAACGAGCTGGTGCTGCGGCAAGCGGTGGTCGCCCAGGCCCGGGAAGACCATCTCCAGCCTGAGTTGCGCCAGGCGATTCTGGAACGGGCGCTATCTTTCTGGAGGACGACTCGGAAGTCGATGGTCGAGGTGGTCACGGTCGACGAGTTGCGAAAGGCTGAGCCGCGAGGCGGTGCTTACCATAAAAGGGTGCCCCAGGGAGACGGATATCGTTATATCTACGACCCCGAGAAGTACCAATCGCGCCCGGATGCCCACGTAGATGGCCGGGAGGCCCGCCGCCAGTACCTGCATGGGAAGATCTACAAAGCGGTCGAAGGGCGCGGGGATCAGGGCGCTCACTTACAGGAGCTGCGCGACGAGATGGCCGAGCGCTTCCACCCGGACGAGGTCGAGGAGGCGCTGAAGGGCTGTGCGGGAGGAAAGCTGGAATTCCGTAAGGGGCGGTTCTATCTTAGGACAGGTGCTGCGGGGGACACGACGAAGTCGATGCGCGGGCAGTTCATCATAAGGAGATAGACATGGCGGCGCGGTTTTTCCTGCGGTCGGAGCTGTGCAAGGCGCAAGGCCCTTTCATCGGACCTCGCGGGGGAAAGTGGGCAGACCCCGAGCACAAGGTCCCTTGGAAGGAGACTGGGCCGGGCACTGCGCACGGGGGTTATCATGCGCACCAATGGTCGGCGCTGGGCGAGTATTTCCATAAAGTGGGGGAGGCCGCGGATAATCCCCATATGAAGGCGCGTAGTCACGCCCGGGCGGAGATGGCTCATTACTATGCGGGAGGCGGGAAAGATTCTACCGAAGCAGCCAAGCTCTACAACTATCGATTGGCCAAGCAGGGGCATCCGCCTGATGAACCGAATGTAGCGGACCCAGAGACGATGCAGGAGCACCTCATCTGGAAGATGCAGGAGCTGCACTCCAACGCGCAGGACAGTGCGCCAACTGTGAGTACGCCTCTTGCGAGCGCTCCTCCGGCGCTGGCTGTGTCTGACCCCGAAAGCGCACACGCCCAGGCCAAGCAGATTTTCTCCGAGCTGGGTCCAGAGGAGCAGGCCAAGGTAGAGAAGATCTTGAACGACTCGGCCAAACCGGGGCAGGCGTTGTTCATTCCGATAACAGTTCCAGAAAAGAAAGTCGGCCCACCTCAGTTCCCGGGCGAGCAGCTTTCTGCCGGTGACCACATCATCGTCGGCAAGCACAAGTTCCAGGTGGTCGAGGCGCCGACGTTCGATCCAAACATGAGCCACGTCATCGGGCAGAACTACTTCAAGCTCAAGGTGAAGAAGCCGACCGGAAGCAAAGTATTCGCCGCCCAAGTGCGGGACGCGAACGGCAGCCCTTTCTGGAATGTGACCGACAAGGGCAAGCAGGTGGTCGGGGGGTATTCGGGCGGCGACGAAGGCCACAAGAAGGTGAGCGCAGAGGCCAAGGCGCCCAAGCATGAGGCGGTCAAGCTGGAAGCTATCGGCAAGGCGAACGAGCACGACATCGACGCGGTGCCCACTGGGCTGGCCAGCGCCTGGCACAAGCGCTGGAGCTTTGGTACCCAGCCCGAGCCGGTTTCTGGAAGCCTGAACAAGATGATAGCGAACTACCTCGTGCGGCATCACGAGAGGGGTATGAGCGCCGAGGACCACATGGCCGCGGCGTCGTTCCATCAGAAGTATGGGGCTGATGTCATGAGCGGCGCGAAGCTCCCCAGTCTGCCGCACAAGACCGCGCGCAGTCATCGTCAGCAGTTGCATGGGGCTCTTGCTGATTTTCACGAGAAGATGGCGACCAACCCCGACTTCGTGGAGAAGGTTTACGCCATCGCTGGCAAGAAGCCCAAGGTCAAGAAGTCTTTTTCTGGAATTGACGGAATCGGTGAGTATCTGGAAAACTCTCGCTTCGAGGAGATCGACATGGCAAAAAATTCTCTGGAAAAGGGTTTCCCTCCCCCGGCAGCCCCAGCGGCTCCGGTGGCAGGAAACGGTGTGGCAGCGGGTGGCAACTACACGCGACGCTGGAAGGGACCGGCAGGCAAGTGGCTCTATGAGTTCGACGACCCCGCGCATCGGGAGGCCATCAACGCGAGCAATACCGCCGAGACCCACCCGGGCACGGCAGGCGATCTCATTGGCGCGCACCAGCACGCCGCGCAGGCACACCTCAAGGCCTCCCAGTCGCTCAACAACGATCCGCAGGCCAGCGCCGAGCACGCCCAGGTGGCGGCCGATCACGCCAAGGCCGCGGCGGTGGTCCACTCGAACTATTTTCTGGAAAAGGACAAGGCCCAGGCCGCGGGTGCGGCACCTCCGCAACCAGGGCAGCTCCCGTTGCCGGGGCAGCAGCCTGGAGCAGTACTTCCGAAACCTCCGATGCCGGGACAACCCCCGATTCCGGGGCAGCAGCCTGGAGCGATGCTCCCGAAGCCTCCGGTGCCGGGCCAACCCCCGATGCCCCCTGGACCGCCGGGTGCGCAACCCGGCATGGTACCCCCCAAGCCTCCGATGCCCGGACAGCCGGGGCAGGTGCCTGTAGCCCCTGGTGCGGTTCCGGGTGCGGTTCCGGGAGCAGGGCCAAGCGCTCCTCCGCTCCCGCAGCCTCCTCCGGACATGAAGACCATCCCCAGTTCTCCGGGCGGTGGGCAGACGCCGATGGCTCCGCCTCAGCCGGGTGGCAAGCCGGTTCCAGAAAAGCCCGCAGAGGGCGAAGGCGGCAAGCCGTTCCAACCGGGTGGAAAGCCGTTCCAACCGGGCGGCAAGCCCGAAGCGGAAGGAAAGCCGGGAGAGAAGCCCAAGAAGAAATTCCCGTTCCAGAAATCTCTCGACGGGATTGCGGCGTTGGGAGAGTATCTGGCGAAGGCCCAAGGACTTCCCGAGGGCGGGCCAAAAGAGAAGATGGGTACTGGCGAAGAGCAGGGCGGCAAGGTCGACGGCGTAGGCCAGCAGTCCGGTGAGGACAACTCGACCAGCAAGGGCCCCGGAGCCCCGAGTGTGCCGCAGAAAAAGCTCTCCGAGGATGACGAGGAAGACGAGAGCCAGATGAAGGCCCACAAGAAACCGATCGAGACGGCGAAGTCGATGGCGGTGCCTAGCCACCAGCGGGAGTTGGTTGCCCGCGAGCACGCGGCCGAGGTCTCCCGACTCCAGAAAAGCGATGACGTGGTGTTCGGGATGGGGATTGGGCAGGAGCGCCCGGTCGCTGAACCCATCCCCCAGTCCATGCGCTGGAAGCAGGGCCAGGACGGATTCGTCGTCTACTCGAACCAGAGCGATCTGGATGTGGAGCGGCTGACCAAGTCGGGCGAATTTTACGCGGGTGCCAATCCGCAGATCTCGCGAGTCGCTCCGCTCGTTGCCCAGAAGAAGAATTGCCCGAGCTGCAAGAACCTGATGGCGAAGTCGCTGGCGGTCTGTCCCGAGTGCGGGGACGGAGCGCAGCGGGCTGTGCCGCGGGTCATCTCCGACGGCGAGAGTGTACCCAGCCCAGATCACAATCGACCGGGTCTGTTGCGGCCGGCGCGAAATCGCGGAGATGTATTCTTCCCGGGGAAGTGAGGGAGCCCGATGGGTATGCTCGACAACTTGCAGCGGCTGGGCTGGACAGCGGCTCAGCTCGCTGCTTCTGGATTCCAGAAAGCAGCCGAGGTGCTTGCCCCAACAGATGACGGGTCGGACACCATTCCTGGTGGAGGACGGGAAGATACCGCCCTTAGCAACCCGGTGCCGATCGACAAGGCCGACCAGGATCCGAAGGCACTCTTCTTTGATCCTTTCGCCATCATCGAGCAGTTGGGGTTCAAGGACAGGCCGAGCCAGGTCACCTACGGGACGCTGAAGGCGATCATGTGGCGAGTGCCGATCGTGCAAGCGATCGTGCAGACGCGCATCCAGCAGATCTCTGCCTTCTGCCGACCTCAGCACGATCGTTACCAGCTGGGGTTTAGGTTGAAGCTCCGCGAGCAAGAAAAGGAACCGAGTCCGGCCGAGCGGCAGTGGATGACGCAGATGGAGGGCATCATCACGCGAACGGGAGTGACTGACAACCCCCGCGGGCGAGACAGCTTCGAGAAGTTCTTGCGGAAGATCACCTGGGATAGCCTGGTCTACGACCAGATGTGCTTCGAGGTGGTGCCCAACAAGCGCGGCCAGCCGGCTGAATGGTATGCGGTGGACGCCGCAACCATCCGACTCGCCGATAGCGCCAGCACGTATCTCAACGAGGACCTGGACACGGCCATCCGCTATGTGCAGATCTACGACGGCATGATCATCGCCGAGTACACCTGCGACGAACTGTGCTTCGGGATTCGCAATCCACGGACCGACATTCGGCTGCACGGCTACGGGGTGAGTGAGCTGGAGATGCTTATCCCGACGGTGACATCCATCCTCTACGCCTTCGACTACAACCAGAAGTTCTTCAGTCAGGGTTCGGCGGCCAAGGGCATCATCAACTTCAAGGGCACCGTTCCAGAAAAACAGCTGCAGGCCTTTCGGCGGCATTGGTACCAGATGCTTTCTGGAATCGAGAATGCCTGGCGGACCCCAATCACCAACTCCGATGAGCTGCAGTACATCAACCTTCAGCAGTCATCCCGTGACATGGAATTCAACAGCTACATGGACTTTCTCATCAAGATCGCTTGCGCGATTTACACGATTGACCCGGCTGAGATCAACTTCAAGTATGGCAACGTCGGGCAGAAGGGCGGATTGCAAGAGTCGAGCAACAAAGAGAAGGTGGTGGAGTCGAAAGAGCGCGGGTTGCGCCCGCTGTTGCGCAACATCGCCCAGGCCATCAACCAGTACATCATCTGGCCCAGCAATGAGGAGTTCGAGTTCGACTTCGTCGGGCTGGACGCAAAGACCAAGGACGAAATCGCCGACCTGAACATGAAGCGGGTGAAGAGCTTTTACACGGTCGACGAAATCCGTGCCGAAGACGATCTGCCTCCATTGCCCAATGGCGGGGGCGAGCTGATTCTGGACCCGACGTGGTTGCAGTTCAACGCCCAGAAGCAGGCCATGGCACCGGGCGGGATGGGCGCGGTGATGGGCTCGCAGATGGGTGGGGGCTCACCTGTCGGTGCGCCCGGCGGAACAACGCCGGGTAACGGGAATCCGATCGACTTCGACGCACTCATCCGCCAATATGATCAGGGCGGACCGGACGTGGAAGGCGCCGAGGCGGCGGAGGCTAGCAAGTCGATGCGCAAGTGGGTCGTGAAACTATAAGGAGAACGCCATGCGGGTGAAGCACAAGGTAATCGTGAAGGTGTCCGATGACGCGGACATGAAGGATCTGCTGTTCTCCACCGATGAGCAGCTGGCTGAGGTGGTCATCGACGCTTGGACCAAGTCGTTCTGCGGCAAGGTCACGGTGGCGTTGAACACCACCGAGAACCTTTCGCTAGGCGATATCGGGTTGGTCAAGGGACTCTACCTCAAGGTCAACAAGGACGTGGTCATCAAGTTCAACGGAAGCGCCGACTCGATGACGCTCAAGCGCGCAGGTTCAACCACGAACCATTACGCCAAGCTTTTTCTGGAAGCCGCCATCACCCAGGTCAACATCGCCGCGCCGGTGACCGAGGACGCGTCCATCCTCTATTGTATCTGGGGCGTCGATAGCGACAGCTAAGCGCGATCAGCGCGGGGAGAGATCGATGCGCCTGGAGTTACAAGCGACCCCGGAAGAGATCCGGGAAAAGTCGGGGCAACTGCTAGAGCGTCTAGGCGAACTACTAGGCGATGGCATTCCAGAATTCACAGATGCACTGGAGAAGGCGCTGCCGGCCAAGGAGCCAGCGCTGAAGTATCCAGTGCTGCGTGAGCTAGCCGTGCGCACCCGAGATCTTTACCAGGGGCAAATTGAGAAAATGCTACGTGAGATTTCCGAAGTCATCAACGAGTCGGTTGCATTCCAGAAATCGGGTGAAGAAGATCTGGAAAAGGGTGGATTGTTCATTGGACCGAAGGGCGGTAAGTGGGCAGACCCTCAGCACACGATCCACTGGACTGGTGGGCAACCGGAGAAGTCGCGACAGATGGCTCATGAGCCTAAGCCCGAAGACATCAAACCCTTCCCCGACAATGCGGCGGCGGCACTGCTCGCTTCGTTCGGTGATCTGCTCTACGGTCTGCAGCATGGGATGCACAACGTCATCGACGATACTGGGCTCAACCAGTACGACTTTGGCTACTGGCATTCGGTGCGCGGGAACATTTCTGGAATGCGCAAGATGCTCAAGAAGTACAAGGGGCAGATCTTATCGCATTTCGGGCCCGCGGCTTATTTCCAAGCCGGGCTGCATCTCGTCCAGAAAACCGAAGGGCTCAAGGTCCAGCCTCAGTACCACGAGACATTTGGCTCGCTGATGCTACCGCTCGACGGGTTCTTCAAGGGCGACTTCAAGAAGTATTGCTCGGTGGTCAAGGAGAAGTACGGGGCGCAGTTCGACGGCAACAAGAAGTGCTTCTACATCCCCAAGCTCTCGGTCGTTAACTTCGACTTCGCCGCCTACAAGGAGGACATGCAGAAGTTCGGCATCGAGGTCGCCGCGCCTATCGGGACCCCGCCGAAGATCTCCCCGGCTGGAGAAGCAGCGGTCGACTACAAGCCTGAATCCATCGAGGAGTTGATCAAGGGGATTCACAGCTATCACGTCAAGGACGTGCTGGTGGTGCGATTGCGTGAAGATGGCATCTTCGAGTTTCACTCGCCGTACGCGCCGGCCTTCAACACGCTCTTTGCCAACAAGGGCGGCCAACTTTCTGGAATCACCAAGTACAACCCTGTCACCAAGGTGCGGGAGACTTTCGATCTGGACTTGACCGAAGAGGCCATCGAGAAGCTCAAGGTGCTCTTCCCCAAGTGGAAGATCGTCACCCAGGGTGTGAAGGAAGCGCGGATCAAACGCGATCAGGAGATCGCCGAGCTACAGAAGCCTATTCCGGAGGTGCAGCAGAAGCTCGACCCGAAGTTCAAGCTGATGAGCTACCAGAATGAGGGCGTGCGTTTTCTGGACAAGGCGAACGGCAACGCGCTCATCGGCGACGAGATGGGTTTGGGGAAAACTTTAGAAACCCTTGCTTGGGCGGCGAAGAACGACAAGAAGGTGCTGGTGGTCTGTCCGAAGGTGGTGCGCAAGAACTGGCTGGAGGAGGCCCACAAGTTCTTCCCCGGGCACTTCAAGGGCGCCGAGCTGGTCTCCAGCCAGTTGAAGAAGGGACAGGTGCCAGACCTTTCTGGTTGCAACATCGCCGTGGTCAACTACGAGTCGCTCGCCAAGTTCGAAGACGCCATCAAGGCTGGCGGGTTCGATACCATCATCATTGATGAATGCTTTGGGCCGGAGACGCTGATCGACACCCCACGCGGGCAGGTACCTATCGCCCAGATTCAGGTGGGGGATGAGGTCTACTCCGCGGTGGGGATCTCCAAGGTGACGGGTATTGGGCAAAAACGGGTTGACGGTCACGTCGTACTAAGATACGGTGGGCAGGAAATTCGATGCTCGCCTTGTCATCCGTTCTTCACTAATCGCGGGTGGGTTCCGGCGGAGCGTCTGACCCTGGAGGATCGGCTTGCCCCTCATAGTGAAGCGATGCGTTTATTGTTCCAAGGAGTACACGACCTGGGAAGCCCGACAGCGTTTTTGCGGGAACTCTTGTGCGTCGAAGTGGAGAATGACCCAGCCTTCAATTCGGGCCAAGATTTTTACGCCCGAGCGTTCCAGAAAGGTGGCGGAAGCCAACCGGGGCAAGAAAAGCCCGGAGAGCGCCAAACGCATGCGCGAGCAAAATCCTATGTGGCGATCCGAGGTGCGCGAGAAGGTCTCCGCCGCTTTGCGGCGCATGCGGCATCGGCCGCCAGTGCGTTGCGGAAATGGTTGTGGCCCGACTCGCGCAGAGAGTTTGCTCTGGAAGCAGCTGGGGCGGGAGTGGAAGCTCAATCACGCGGTGAGCTTGGGCAAACGCCAGGCTGGTTATCCGACCAACTACAAGCTGGATCTGGCCTTGGTATCGCAGAAGCTAGGCGTCGAAGTGGATGGCTTCTCGCATTGTGCTCAATCCAGAAAAGCGCAGGACCGGAAGAAAGAGCACAAATTGCAGGAATTCGGCTGGACGGTATTGAGGTTCACGAATCAGGAAGTTATCCAGGAAACGAAGCGGGTTTGTACTACGATCTCCGCGTGGCTGGCCACCCATCCTATTGCGTGAATGGCGTGCTGGTGCACAACTCGCACCGCATGAAGAACCCCAAGGCCCAAGCCACCCAGAACATCCAGAAAATCGGTGCTTTCATGAAGCACCACATCCTGCTTTCTGGAACGGCGATCAAGAACAAGAAGGAAGAGCTGTTCACCCAGCTCGACATGGTGGCCCCCGGAAAATTCACCAAGAACGCGATCAAGACCGCACCTATCGGCGGGCTATGGATGGACATGCACTCGGTCTACATCGCCCGGGCCAAGTCTACCGTGCTCAAAGACCTTCCAGAAAAGACGACTAGCATCGTCAAGCACCCGGTACCTGGGCTGCCCGACATGGGCAACGAGAACACGGTCGGGGCGATTTCCAAGCTCAAGGCCGAGATCGCCAAGGGCAAGACCCCGGTCACCAAGGCCATGGTGCAGGAGATCCTGGATACCTCCGACAGCAAGGTCCTCGTCTTCACCGATTCGGTCGAGGCGGCCAAGACGCTCAACGAGGCCTTCCCCGAGGATTCGATTCTGCACCACGGGCAATTGAGCGACGCGAACCGCGACGCCGCGGTGAAGGAGTTCCAGAAAAAGGACGAGGCTGGCAACTTCATCTCGACCAAGCGCGTGTTCGTTACCACCCGTCAATCCATGGCAGTCGGAGCGACGCTGACCGCGGCCGATAAGGTGGTCTTCAACGACCTGCCCTGGACGGCGGCCGATGTCAGGCAGGCCGAAGACCGCGCCCATCGTATTGGGCAGAAGAACGCGGTCAACGTCTACTGGATGACCGCCGAGGGCAATCTCTTCGACGAGAACGTGAACGACATCCTGCGCCGCAAGTACGAGCTGGGCCAGAAGCTGAACCAAGGCAAGCAGCTTACCGCCGCGGAGATGACCTGGTTGAGCAGCTCGATTTCCATCGAGGAGCTGATTGCCCAGATCCACGGCCAGGCGGCCGGACCCAAGGGAGGCCCGAGCGCTGAAGACGCTGAGGAGCCCCCGCCTCCGCAGGTGCCGGCGGCCGAAGACATGTCTCACCCTGAGCTGGCCCCTCCGCTGCCCGAGCCGCAAACGGCTGGCACCGAGATATTGCCCGGCTCTGCGGTGGTCATCGATGTACCCATTCCAGAAAAACCCAAGGAGCCCGCGCCGGCTCCGGCGCCTAAGCTGGCGGAAGCTCCCCCGCACGTGGCTCCCGTTGTGGAGAAGAAGCCCGTGCCGGCCAAAGCACCCGTCGCGGCGCCTGGGCCGGCGCCGGCGCCCACGCACTCCTTCGAGGCCTTCCTGCAAAAATATGGGGTGAAGATCCGCGAGCACAAGACCGACCCCACCAAGGTCATGATCAAGGTCCCGAAGCACGAGAGCGAGGCAACGGCCAAGCTCAAAGCCTACGGCATCGACGAGGCGTCCTTCGAGGGTGGGCAGTACCACCTCATCACCGTGCCTAAGCAGAAGGTGAAGGATCTCTTGTTCGGCAAGTCGCTGGACGATTTTCTGGAATTGGATGCGCCGGAGCAACTCAAGTTGTTCAAGGGCGGGATGTTCATCGGGCCCCGGGGCGGGAAGTGGGCGGATCCTGAGCACACCATTCCATGGAGCGAGGAAGGGCCAGGAAGGTCTGCGGGTGGGGCTGACGCGCAACCGGCCCCGAGCCCCCCGCCACAGGCTTCGCAGCCTCCGCCACAGGTGAGTGCCCCGACCCCGGCGGCAGAGGTCACCCCACCCGCCGGCGGAGACCCGCAGGCCTACCAGGTAGACCCGTCGGCAGATGCCGATGGGGATGGGGTCGCCGACGCGGCCCGGGTGGGCATGCCTGGGAAGATCGTGGCCCCACCGCCCACCATCCCCCGGCTTCCCAACCTGACCGCGGACGAGCGGGCGGTGGAGGGCAAGTTCGCCGGCGCCTTCGAGGCGGACCCAGACGGAATGGCTGCCGCCTTCTACGACACGGCCAAGAAGAACAACTTCATCTTCGAGACCGACGCGGCCAAGAGCATGATGCCCGAATGGACCCGGCCCGACCTGCCCGCGGACGAGAAGGGCAAGCCCATTCACCCCGAGCGCGCCCAGGCCCGGGCGCTCTACAACACCGCGCTCCACCAGACGGCCAACGCGGTGGTCAAGCGCGCCTTCATCCAGCGGCTGGATGAGATCGCCAAGATGCCCGAGGGTGAGCGGAAGATCCTGGTTACCAGCGGTGGGGTGGCCGGTGGGAAGGGCTCGGCGCTTGGTGCGCGTCCCGAGCTGGCCCAGAGCGTAGCTGCGACCTGGGACGCGGCCGGGGAGCAGAACGGGACTGAGAATCCCTGGCTGATGGAGGAGTGCGAAAAGCGCGGAATCAAACCGGTTTTTCTGTTCGTGTCTGCGGACCCGGGAGCCACTTGGCCCGGGGCGGTGGAGCGGGCGAAGAGCATTGGGCGGATGGTCGACGCCCGGGTGTTTGCCGACTCCTACGCCTACGGGGCGAAGAACTTCTCCGCTTTCCACGACAAGAACAAGGACAAGGCGACGTTCGTCTTCGCCAAGGCCAAGAAGGGCGACCCGGTGCAATTCCTGGACCAGATGCCTCCGGAGGCGCTCTCGGTAGACGCCGACGCCCTCTACGGCCAGGCCATGCAGTATATCCAGAGCAAAGCGGCTGAGCTGGCGCCGCACATCGTGTCTGGAGCTATGGCCGGTTCCAGAATTTGGGGTGGCGCATGAACGACAATTCGGTCAGGCCCGGGGTGAATCTGAAAGTCAACCCGGAAGACGAGAAGCGGATCCGCGAGCTGTTCGGGCAAGGGTTCGACGAGGCCCAGAAGAATCCCGAAAAGTATTGGGAGGAGCGGCGACTGCGCGAGGACAAGACTCCTCCCTTCGAGTCGTTGAAGCTGCAGAAATCCGGGCCCTTCCTCGGACCCAAGGGCGGGCTCTGGGCCGACCCCGAGCACACCCAGCACTGGAGCCCTACTCCGATTTCTGGAACGCTCTCGACCTGGGCGCAGCAGTTGGGCGGGAAGGTGGTGCCGCACAAGTCGAACCCGGGCTTACTGGTGGTGAAGATCCCCCACGAGCAGGCCAAGGCCCTCGCCCAGTTCAAACAGAGTCAGGGTATCGAGGCCCCGATCATCCCGGGCGGCAAGTACCTCTTGATCATGCTGCCGAAGACCTTTCAGCCCAAGCTGAAGGAGGCCCACAGTGAACAGCCAGCAAAGGAGAAAGGCCAGGAGGGCCCAGTGGTATCCCCGCAGGCACCAGCAGTACCGGGGTCCTTCGTCGGTTCTGGTCACCCAGGTCACACAACTCTCAACCATTTCGTCAAAGCGGCTGAGTCGTTGGCAGACGCTCATGCTTGGGTGTCTGAGCGCGCTCCACATCTGTCTGTCAGCTATCCAGACGTGGCTACGGCGAACGCGGTAAACAAGGCGCTGAGCGAGCAACACCCTGACGTGGTCCGGCACCTGCGTTTCCTCGGTACCCCTACCCAGCTCCATGCCTGGGCAAAGAAGCACCCCGAGGAGAATCAGATCGCACTTTCTGGAAACCACCCGATAGATCTGAGCAAGAAAAGTCCGCTGCAAGGGGCGTCGATCGCGATTGCTCATCCCTACGATCAGAAGCCCTATCGACGATCGGTCCTGGTGGTGCAGCCGAATTTCTACAACGAGGGTTACGCGAAAGCGACCAAGCTGGAGAACCATTTTACCGTGGGGCAAGGGCTCATCTCGACCATTCGCCACGAGTGTGGCCATGTCGAGGGGTTTGCGCTCCGCCACCTCTACCCCAAGGGATCGAAGTTCTCCTGCTGGGAGATCTGGAAGCAGCACTGCGTCCCCCAACTCAAGCAGAACAAGAAAGCGCTCATGGCGCAGATTTCGGACTACGCCGCGACCAATCCTCATGAGTGCTGGGCAGAGGTCGCGGTAGCGCGCCGAAGCGGGCTGTCGCTTCCCGAATGGGCGCACAAGGCCTTTGCCGCGATGCAGATCGATACCGCCCAGTGGAATGAGCTGCGTCATGACTGAGGCGAAGCGCTGCTCCGACGGTTGCCCGCTGTGGCTATCCTCCAGCTATGTACCAGGCTGCCGGTTTTGGAATACGCTGTTGGGGCAAGATGCCAAGGTCTGCGATAAGTACAGAGTGGCCGGAGTCATTGACCAGGCGATCATGGTACTGCAGTATTTGAACGAGGAGAGCGAGACATGCAAACCAGTCAGTGCGGAAACTGCGCCCGATATCGCGGAAGCCTGTCCTGCGACAAATACCCCGAAGGAATTCCCGAAACCATCTTGACCGGGGTAGAGGCGGATATGGTGGGCTATCTACCGATCTCCGCTTTTCTGAAAAAGGCTTTCGAGGATTTCACCCTGCCGATCGCCGAGCGGGACGGGGCGCTCTACGAGCGGGTGAAGAAGCTACTCTGCCGGCGGGGCTACCAGGAGGGCGATTTTCTGGAAGGCGGGCAACTCGAAGGGCTCTCGACCAACCAGCTGCTGGAGCTAGTCAACGAGGCGCGAGAGGAGAAGTAAGCTATGCTACTGACCCCCGAGCAGCTCCAGAAAATCGTGAAGATCGTGGAGAAGCACCACAACGCTTTCATCGTCTCGGCCATCGGCCCGGAAGCGGTGCCCCCCGAGATCCTCCAGGAGCTGGAGAAGAAAGGGCTCATCGAGGACCAACTGAACTCCATTGAGCAGGCCTACCTCTACGGCCAGATTCTGGGGATGCTACAGAACACCGCGACGGCCAAGATGGGGTTTACGGATTTCCAGAAATACCTGCGGAAGCACCCGGTGCCGCTCTCCGAGCCCGAGCAGCGGGCGGTGAAGTTCGCCCAGTTCCAGGCCGCCGGCTACATCAAGGGGCTCGGTAACAAGGTGAGCCAGACAACTGGCCAGCTCATGATCAACGCCGATCAAGCGCTGGAGGCCAAGCTCCAGAGAATCGTGCAGGACAAGACCGCCGAGAACATCGCCAAGCGCGAGACAGCCAAGCAGCTCAAGACCGATCTCGGCTGGGCGAGCAAGGACTGGACCCGCGACTGGGATCGCATCGCCGTGACCGAGAAGCAAAACTCCATGCAGATGGGCATGGCTGACCACTTGTTCAAGCGCTACGGAAACAAGGTGCTGGTCGCCAAGAGAACCATGCCCGACGCTTGCAAGCACTGCAAGCGGCTCTACGACGGGCCGGACGGCAATCCGCGCATCTTTCCGCTTTCGGTGCTGCTTGCCAACGGGGCGAACGTGGGCAAGAAGGCCAACGACTGGCAGGCGGTCATCGGTACCGTGCATCCGCACTGTCAGTGCCAGCTCATTCAGGTACCTGACGGTTGGGGGTTCGGCAAAGAGGGCGAGTTGGTTCCCGGGGGCAAGGGCGGCTTGGTCTACAAGAGCGAGGAGGCGCTCATGCGCGCGCTCCTGTGGGAGGACGATCTACGCAAGGCCCTCTCCGGCGACAAGCAGTTGGTGCACTTCTGGGGGCTGCCGATCCACATCGAGAACCCAAAGGGCACCTCGCGGACCTTCCACACCCCGGACGGTGGGACCGACAAGACTTGGATGCTGCACGCCTACGGGGAGATCCTGGGGACCAGCGGCGCCGATGATGACCCCCTCGACGTGTTCATCGGCCCTGACCCCGACTCCGAGATGGTCTACGTCATCGAGCAGCAGAATCCCGAGACCGGCATCTGGGACGAGCAGAAGTGCATGCTGGGCTTCGCCAATCAGGAGGATGCCGAGCGTGCTTACCAGGTGAGTTACGATCGCCCGGAGAAGTTCTTTCTCCAGACCAACCCCATGGAGATCGAGGCCTTCAAGCGCTGGGTGGGGCTCACCCGGGTGCAGAGCACTGAGGAGTTGCCCAAGCTCCGGCTGGTCATCCCGTTGGGCCCTAAGTCGGTCGAGCTGGGCAAGGCTCAAGTATCCGCCGGAGTGGGTGCAGCCAACAGCCCGGCGGGCGACCGCTCGCCGAGCCCAGGCACTTCAGCCAACTATTGTGTTGAGACCCCGAAGCGGTTCATTCCAGAAAAAGGAAAAACTCCTGGGATCGACCCAACCGATTTGATCCACGACTGGACGGAGGAGGAAGAGGTCGCCGAGGGCTTGAAGCGGGACAAGAAGATCTACGACGTGTCCGAGCCGCTCAGGAACGTCTACCCGATCCATTTGCCTGACCATGCGGTGACCGGGCAGGCTTCTGCCCGGGAGGGCACCGAGGAGCGGCGGCGCTACGTCATCGGAAATACCGCCAAGACTGCGCTCCGTCCCCAGGACAAAGCCGAGATGGATCTGG